GCCCGCTGACCGGGTCCGCCGAGGTCAGGTTCTGCATCGCCTGCACCTCGGAGTTGGCGAGCGGCCGCAGCACGAACGTCGTGCGCTCCGCCTCCGGCAGCTCCCGGTCGCCGACCGGGACGTATTGAAAAGTCTCTCTCGGGTTCACCGCGATCGTCATCGTCGCCTCCGGGCTGGAAGGGTATCGCGCGACCGCGGTCAGACGTGGGCGATCACGTACTCGTCGTCGGCGTCCGGGTCGAGCGCGCGCAGCTTCAGCGTGACCGAGTGCGTGGCGATCCCGTCCTCCTCCGCGTCGGAGAACTCGCTGACCTGCGCCTTGCTGGCGGCGATCGTGATCGTGTTGCCGCCGGCGGTGCCGAACTGGATCCCGAGCGTGACCGTGCCGGAGGCGGACCACGTCGACCACCAGTCGAAGCTGGTCTTGCCGACCTGGTCGAGCACCAGCACGACCTGCGGGTCGCGGGCGACGATCTCCGCGCGCAGGTCGCCCTCCGTCGCGTTGGCGTCGCCGTGCATGATCACCTCGTTGCCGGCCTGGAACTCGACCGAGCGCACGGGGATCTGCAGCCCGTTGACGACGACGATCCCGCCCTGCAGGCGGGGGGGCACGGTGGTCGCGAACACGGCGCCGGGGACGAACGCGGCGTCGGTCACGGTGCCGGCCTTGCCGGTGAAGGTAAAATGGAAGGTGCCGTGGCCGCCGGCCTCGGCGCTCAGGCCCACGTTGCCACGCGCGCCGTAGATCGTGCGCGCGAGGCGGTCCCGGTTATGCCGCAGGGTCAGCGACTTGCCGCGCACCTGCGTGATCGCGGGCACCGCGGCCACGGTGGCCGTGCCGCCCCCGGTCGCCGACAGGGTCGCGCTGGCCGGGATCAGGCCCCAGACGTGCTCGGCGAACGTCGTGCTGCCAGAGGGCGCCGTCGTCACGATCAGCGCGCCGACCTGGATGCCTGCCGCGGTCACCACGATCACCTCGCCAGGGACCGGCGCCGGGGCGCCCCACGCGGCCGTCGTCGTGAACTGCAGCTCCTGGTCGCTGATCGGGTTGTACGACCAGCCGACGTTGCCGGTGATCGGCGTCACCGCGTGCGTCGTGCCGATCGACGTCGAGCCGTAGTTGAGGCTCAGGACCGCGAGCCCGGTGCCAGGGTTGGTCCCCTCGACGAACACCGGGATGAGCGCGGAGCCCGAGGCTGTCGTCTTGAGGCAGACCATCGCCGCGCCGTCGGCCGCCACCAGGAGGTCGCCAGCGTAGACCGTCTTCGTCAGGGCCGCCGCGAGCTGAAGATTCGGGATGTTGGCTGCCTTCATTGAGGCGGCCTGCAGGTGCCGCCCCCAGTCGGGCGCCGTGATCGCGAGGCCCGAGCCCTTGGCGTCCACGCCGAACGTCAGCGTCCCGGAGCCGCGACCGGTGGCCTCGACGAACCGCGACAGCGTCGAGCTGGCGGGGATGCGCTCGAGCATCGCCCGCGTCTGGCTGAACTCGGCCTCGAGGACGTCGGTCGCGTCGGCGGCGACGAACGTGGTCTGCTCGGTGCCGGGGATGGTCTCGTCCTTGGCGAGGATCTGCTGCTTGCGGGTGAGTGGCATCGGATTCTCCTGCTTCAGTCGGCGGCCAGGGCCTCCTCGAGCTCGACCACGGCGGCGGCCCACTGGCCGGTCCTGGCCGCCACCATCTGCGGTCCTCGTAGGTAGATCGCCCGCACGGCGGCGCCGCCGGCCGGCATCGTGAACGCGAAGTCCTTGTGGGCGTTGGCGCGGTAGTGGTCGCGCAGCTCCCGGCGCTGACCGCGGCTCATCGGGCCGAAACGGAGCACGAACCGCCGGCGGATCCGCGCGTCGACGACTCGCGTGTGCAGCAGTCCCCGGCGCCAGTCGCTCTGCTCGGCGTGGTTCGCCGCGTCGACGACGTCGCACCAGGCTGCGGTCTCGAGGATCGAGCTCTGCGCCACGTTATGGGCTCGCCGTGAAGGTGCCGGGGTGGCGGAGGTCGTGCCGGTACTGCACGCGCGCGGTCAGCGCGGCGATCAGGAAGCCCTCCTCGTCGCGCGGCAGCTTCGTGTGGCCCTCGACGTGCACGTCCATCGCGCCGGCGACCCCGAGCGGCGGGTCGGCGTCCTTCGCGGTCAGCAGCACGCGCTCGACGTCCTCCAGGATCGCCTCCAGCAGGTCGTCGAGCGGGGTCTCGCCGTCGTCCCGCACGTAGCACGTCACCGAGTAGGTCGCGGTCGGCTCGAAGTAGTTGTGCCGCGCCTCCCGCTTGTCCTCACTCTCGCAGGCGACGACCAGCCACGGCGCCAGGCGCGCGGCGTTCGCCGGGTTGCCGAGCTTCTGGGCGCCGCCCCCGCCGGCGACCGTCGCGACGTTCGTGTTGTAGCCCGCCGCCGTGCTGATCGCGCCGAGCAGCGCGACCATCGAGTCGAGGATCAGCTGGCGCCTGGTGGTCACGCTCCGGCCCCCGCCGTCCTCGGCTCCCGACCCGCCTCGATCTCCGCGACGGTGCGGCGCAGCGCCTCCTTGAGGCGCCGGTCGCGGTCGCCGGCGAGCTCGCCCCAGGTCCTCATGAACCCGAGCAGCGGCCGGCGGGTCACCGAGCGCACCAGCATGAACGCCGGCTCGAAGTCGACGTTGCGCCCGCCGCGCCCGCGGCGCCGCTTCCAGAACAGGATCGGCGCCTCGCCTGGGTTCTCGAAGTCGCGCAGCACCACCAGGTCCTTCGGGTTCTTGCCGCGCGCGAACAGCGCGGGCCTGGCCCAGCGCGACTTCGGCCGCCCGAGCGAGTCGAGCGTGATCCCGATCGGGAGCGCGAGGTAGTCGCCACCCTGGGCCCGGAACGTGCCGCCGCGCTCGAGGCCCAGCGCCACCGCCGAGTGCGTGAACGACTGCCCGCTGATCGCCCCGAGGTCCGGCCGCGCGCCGCTCTGCGGCGAGCGCTGCTGGGGGTAGACCTTGTAGAAGAACGTCCGGGCGCGGGCGAATCCCGACTGCGTCACCGCCCTGGAGTTGGGCGACTCGGCGCGCATGTCCTCCATCTTGACCTTCGTCCGCGCGAGGAACTCGCGGCGGTGGCTGCCGAAGATCGCCCCGAACACGTCGCGCATGCGGGTCCAGACGACCCGCGGGGCGCGGTCGAACAGCGCCGCGATCTTTCCGAGGTCGGCCGTCGCCGTGAAGTCGGGCGTCGAGACGCGGAGCTGCGACTCGTGCACCGGGCCGCGCAGGTGGTCGAGCGACGTCATCCAGCCACCTCGAGGATCCACCGCCCCGGCAGGCCGACCCGCACGCTCTTGACGCGGCATGTCTGCGCCGGCTGGCCATGGCGCAGCACGACGTCGAGCGCGTCGCCCGACTCGCTGGGCGTCGCGATTCCGAGCGCCGTGTTCGTCGAGTAGCGCACGTGCACGTGGGCGCCCCTGTACTGCGCGCGCTGGTCGCCGGCGGCGGCGCGCGGCTCGTGCCGAAGCACCACCGCCGGGATCGTGAACGGGCCCGCGCCGCTCTTGGGCCGGTAGACCACGGTCTCCCCGAACTCGGACGCCGCCGCGAAGGCGGCGAAGTCCGAGGAGATCACGTCCGCCAGCGTCACGGGGTCAGACCTTGGCCGAGTCCTGGGCCTTGGATCCCTTGCTCCTCGCCGCCCTCGCCAGCGCGGCCTTGCTGATCTCCTCGGCGCGGCGCCGCTCGGCGTCGACGTCGACGATCGTGTAGCGGCCGCGCCGGAACGCGGCCATGAGGTCGAGGATCGTCGTGTGCTCCGGGAGCTTGGCGTCGATCAGCAGCGGCCGCGGGCGCCGCAGCTTGCCGTCCTCCCCGCGCTCGTGGCCGAGCGGGAGGACCTCGTCGATGCGGATGCTCGTCACGGCGCCACCCTGAAGCCAGCGCCGCGGAAGTGCACGCCGCAGTCGTTGGTCCCGAGCCCGCCGGCGACGTAGACGAACTTCACCGCGCCGATGATCACGGTGCCCGCGCCGCCGGTGAGGTCGAAGTCGTTGTCGTCCCCGTTCTTGACGGAGACGGCGGCGCCCACGTCCGCGGCCACGATCGTGGCGTTGATCGACAGGCGCAGGATCCCCTTCACGCGCACCGGGATCACGTCGCCGGCCACGCCGCCCTTGAGCGCGAAGCCGCAGAAGTCCGCGATCTCGGTGCCGTGCACCTTCGCCTGGCCCGCGGTGGTCGACCAGACGAGGGCGGAGCCCGCGAACACCGTGCCCGCGAGCTTGATGTATTCGATCTTGTCGTCCTGATCCGTCTCGTAGACCCGGGCGACGTCAGCAGCCAGTGCAGTCATTGGTTCGATCTCCTTGGTTTCACCGGCCCTGGGTGCCGCCGCCCAGGGCCGCTGCCGTCACGACAGGGTCACTCGGCACGTCATCTCGTGGGCCCCGTAGCCCCCGTTGCCGATGCGCTGCGTGCCGAACACGTGCGCATCGTTCCAGAACGCGTAGTCGCTGCCCTCGCCCAGCTCCTCGAGTTCGAGCTCGACCTCGTCCTGCCAGATCAGCGAGAGCTGGTCGGCGTCGGTGCGGAACACGAAGAAGTCGCCGGTGGTCGTCGGCGCCGGGAGCCGCGAGTTCAGGGCCGGCGTGATCCGCATGCCCATCGTCGCCAGCGACCTTAGGGTGTTGCTCTGCGAGGCCGCCGTGAACTCGTCCTTCAGGGCGCCGACGGTCGGCCCCCACCACAGGGTCGGGACCATCACGACGAAGTCCTTCGCGCCCTCGTTCATGGGCTCGCCCTCGTCGTCCTTGGCGCCCATGACCGTCTGCACGGCCCGGAGGATGTTGCGCTTCATCTCCTCGGCCGTGGGCGCCGTCGGGTCGACGACGGTCGCGTCGCTGAAGTTGTTCGTGCCGCTCGCGTGCGCGCCGTAGAACGCGACGCCGTCGTAGCTGGGGCCGTTGGTGGTCAGCAGCGTGGTCAAGACCTTCTGCGGCAGCTGCGCCGAGCGCTCGGCGAGCTCGCCGATGCGCACCCGGATCTGCGGCGTCTTGTCGCGCCGGATGTCGTCGCGGCCGAACTCGACCGAGGCCTCGAACTTGTCGTTGACGATCGTCACGCCGTAGGCCTTCGGCTCCTTCTTTGTCCGTGAGCCGCGCCAGGCGCGGAGCGCCGGCACGTTGCCCAGGAACTTGTAGGTCTCGCTCTCCTGATCGCTGTCGAACATGTGCGAGATGGAGCGCGTCCACGAGGCCGCGGTCTCGGCCTCGAGGCGCTTGTAAAACATGCCGCGGATCGCGCGGCTGGAGAGGGCGGAGGAGGTTCCCATCGCTTACCTCCCCGCCCGCGCGGCGGCCCGGGCCTCGTGCCGCATGAGCGCGAGGTAGTCCCCGACCTCGGCGAACTCCTCCTGGAGCTCCTCGGACGCGGCGAACTCCGCGCGGAGGTCGTCGTCCGACTTGCCGCCGGCCGGCGCGGCCTTCGCCGGCGTGCCGCCACCCTTCTTCTTCCCGGCCTCGTCGTAGGTCTCGACGTCGACCTGCCCGCTGGGCTTGGGGGTCTGCTCGCGGATCGCCTCGAGCCGCGCCTCCTTCCGCTCGCGCAGGAAGTCGGTGAACTTGGTCGCCGCCTGCTCGAAGGTCCAGCCCTCGTCGATGGCCTGCTGGACGAGCTTCGTGTCCACGCCGGTCGCGAGGTTGAGGATCTTCGAGACCCGGTCGCGCTCCTGGGCCTGGGCGCGCTCCGCGGCGAGCTTCGCCTCCGCCGCCGCCGCGTCGGGCGCAGCGTCGCTCGTCTTTTCTGCCATCTTGTTCTCGTCCTGCTCGCGGAGTTCCACCACCACGTCCGCCGCCTCCGCGAGAAGCGCGGCGCTCGTGTGTTCGTCCGCGCCGAGCGCCGTGATGGTCGTCTCGCGCAGCACCGACTTCGTGATCACGTGGCCCGGGCCCCTCAGCTTGTGCCCATTGACCACGACCTCCTCGCCCTCGCCGACCGCCTTCACGGCGCGCGGCGGGATGTAGACCGACATCTGGAAGGGCATCCCCGCGCGCATCATCGCGAGCGTCTCCTTCTGCGACTCCGTGACGTCGAGCAGCGTGCCCTCGACGGTCACTCCCTGCTCGTCCTTCGCGATCCGGCGGCTGAAGCCGAGGATCTCCTGGTGGTCGAGCATCACCGGCTTGTCCTGGCGGCCGATCGAGAGCCCCGCGAGGTCGATGATCAGGTTGCCCCAGAACCAGTGCCCGAGGATCGGCTTGCCGCTGTGCGCTACGCCGCGGAACTGGAAGCCCTGCGCCTCGTCGTCCCGCTTGGCGGCGAGCTGCATCGGCTCGAGCTCGACCTCGAACCGCGCGGCCTCGACCGGCACCCGCATCTTCCCGGCGTCGACCGCCGGCCTCACCCTCGTCGTCGTCACGTGGTATCAACCTCCTCCGCGCCGGTCTGCTGGTGGTACTGCCAGGCGGCCTCGGCCGCGCCCTGCTGGTGGTACTGCCAGGCGGCCTCGGCCGCGGCCTGCTGGTGGTACTGCCAGGCGGCCTCGGCCGCGGCCGTCTCCTGCTGCACGACCTGGTGCAGCGCGTCCGCCACCATGGCGGCCGCCGCCGGCGCCTTGCCCTCCAGCGCGGCCCGCACGAGATCGCGGATCCTGTCCAGCTGCTCGAGATTCACCGCGCGGCCTCCTCTGGCTCCGCGGCCTCCGCCGGCTCCGGCTCCTGGTCCTCGTCGTCGCGCGCCGACACGTTGATGCCGAGGTCCCCGGCCTCCTGCTCCTCGCGGGCGAGCTGGCGCATGACGTCGCGCCAGTGGCCGCCGACGCCGTTCTGGATCTCCTGCGCCCGCGTCGACATGCCGAGGGCGATCTTCAGCTTGGCCGCCTTCAACTCCTTCTCCGGGTCGATCCAGCCCCACGCCGGCGTCTCCCAGTGCGTCCGTGTCCAGGCGCGCGGCCGCATGCCGAAGTCGTCGCCGGCCGGGAACCAGCCCTTGAGCCATGCCTCCTCCAGGACGAGGCGCCAGATCCGCTGCAGGCAGCGCCGGATCAGCCACTGCTGCCGGCGCGCGAACATGCGTCGCGCCTCGACCAGCGCGGCCCGCGCCTGGCTGTAGGTCGTGCCGTGGAAGTCGCGCGCGCTGACCTCGTAGGGCATGCCGAGCGCGGAGGTGATCGTTCGCACCACGCGCCCGATAAACTCGCCGAACGCGTTGTTCGGCCGCCCGGGGTTCGCGGTCTCGATCGACTCGCCCGGGCTCAGGTACTCGACCATCGCCGGCGAGAGCTCCTGGTGCCGCTCCTTATTTCCGCGCGTGGCGTCGGTCGCCCGCGCGAGCGCCGCGCTGAATGGGTCCTTCTTCGTCACGAACACGGCGAAGCAGGCGGCTACCTGGGAGGCGATCAGCTCGGACTCGAAGTAGTCGTCCAAGTCGCGGAACAGGTTCAGCACCGCGGAGAAGTAGGGGCGCCCGCGGCTCTGCCCCGGCCGCTCCGGCGAGAACACGTGGATGACGTTCGGCCGCCCGAGCGCGTTCACGGCCGGGAGGCGGTCGAACAGCCGCGAGCCGCGCACCAGGCCGGAGCCTGGGATCCGCACGTCGCCAGGGTGGTGGCGCGCGACCCAGTAGGCGACGGGCCGGCCGGTCTCCTCGTCGATCTCCACGCCCGCGCGCACGTTCGGCCTGCTCATGCCGAGCGGGTCGTCGATGCGGTCGCCCTCGATTAGCTCGAGGCAGGTCTCGAACCGGCTGTCGCCGCGCGGCGCGAGCATCTTTGGGGCGAGGGCCATGTCGCCGTTGACGAAGCACTGCGAGACGACCATCGCCTGCAGGTCGTCGCCGTCGAGGCGCCCGGTCGTCTCGCACTCGGTGCCCCACTCGTCCCACAGGTCGTCGGCGATCTTGCCGAGCTCATCGGCCCGCGCCGGCGTGATGCCGAGAGCCGAGGGCTCGAGGGCGAGCCGCGGCCGCATCCCCGTCCCGACGATGTTGTCGACCAGCGCGTTGATCGCGGCGCTCGCCACCGCGTCGTTGCGCACGCGGTCCCGCGAGCGCTCGCGCAGCGTTGCGAGCGAGTCGGCGTCGAGGTCGGCGTCGGCGCTCCCGTCGCTCGCGCGCCAGCCTGCGTTCGTTCGCTTCGTCCGCGCGCCCTCGTAGGCGCTCTCGCGGAACTGCTGCGCGCGGTCGCCGCGCCGCGAGGTCGCCCGATCGAGCACCTGCGCCATCGCGCGCGCGCCGGCGCGCCGCATCGCGAGGCCAGGCGACACGGCGGCCACCGCCGCGTCGACGCCGTCCCGGAGCACGTCGGCGATCGTCACGCCGAGGTCCGGTGCAGATCGACCAGCTCGTCGGCGATCCGCGCGCAGATCACGTCGAAGTTCTTGATCATCGTCCTCGCCTCCGTCACGCGTCGCCGCGCACCGCGTAGTTCACCGCCCCGCCCGTCGTCGCCGCGGCGATGCGCGCGTCGAGATCGTCGCGCATCGCGAGCAGGTCCTTGAGCGGCGTCTTCTGGAGTTCCTCCACTTGGCCGGCGCCGCCGATCGTGTAGCTCTCGGGCGCGCCGGCGCCGAGCCGCGCGAGGATCTCGGTCTCGAGCGCGGCGCGCAGCACCTGGTCCTGGGCGAGCGTCACGGAGCTGGGGTATATCGCGACCTCGCCGGCGCTCTGGGACCTTTCAGCGCTGCTGAGGCGCCAGCGGGTCGATCTCCTGGCTCAGGAACTTCTGGCCGCAGCCGCGGCACAGGTGGTAGCGGCGCAGCTCGTAGCGGCCGGTGGTGACCGGCTTCGCGAGCCGGCAGCGCGGGCAGCGGACCGGCACGAACGGCACTACTGGCAGACCATCGTGCGCCGGCAGCTCGAGCGGGTCGACGGCCGGCGTGGCGCGGGGGCCCACGTCGTCTCCGTCGCGGCGGTCCGGGAGGCGGTCCAGCCATCGCCGGCGGTCGCGCACCTACTCGCCCCGCCGGCGGACGAACCCGCCGCGCTTGGCGCCGCGGCGCCGCAGGAAGCCCTCCCGCTCGCGGTCGCGGTCGGTGCGCCACCTCCGCGCCTCGTCGTAGACCTGCTGCTCGTGCACTGGCGGCGGGGCCGCGCCGTCGTCGCGCAGGGCGTAGACCCCGAGCATCTCGCCGGCCGCCTGCGCGTAGACCTCAGCGTCCCAGAGGTGGTTGGGACCACCTCCCGGGCGCGGGGCCCAGACCTCGCGCACGGCGTGCGTGCGCCGGCTGCGCTCGAGGACCTTGTGCTCGCTGCACGCGTGCCGGACGTACTCCTCGGTCGGGTCGTCGTGCAGCGTCCACGCGCCGGCGGCGCCGAGCGGCGTCCTCATCTGCCGGAGCAGCTTGTCCTTGAAGTAGCCGACGTCGATCGACCAGAGCACGAGGCCCCCTGGGCGCCCCTCGAAGTCCCGCTCGATCCGGGTCGTGCGCAGCGGGGAGATCAGCGAGTCGGCGCCCTTGATCGGGCGCAGGCGCTCCGGCACCTGCGCGCAGAACGAGTAGACCTCGTCGGTGCGGTAGCCGGTGTCGACGCACGCGAGGCGGACCTCGTGCGCGGCGCCGTCCTCGTCGGCGAACGTGCGGCCGAGCAGCACGCGGCCGAGCGCATCCCACTTGTCGACGACGCCGGAGTCGATCGTGCGCGAGCGCTCGCCGGTCCCCCACGCGCGCACGGTCCAGAACATCGAGTGCTTCTGCACGTCGACGCCGGCGACGAGCACGACGGTCCCGCGCGGTGCGCGCCCCCTCGGTGTCGCGACCACGCGCGCGCGGATCTTGTCGGTGGTCAGCTCCTCGGCCTGCTCGATCCACGGCAGGCCCAGCCAGCTGTTCGTGAAGTTCATCAGCTTGCGCGGGTCGTCCCTGCTGCGCAGGAACTCGGCGGCCACGTCGCTGAAGGTGAGCACCGGCGAGTAGAGCGCGTTCATGTGCCACGACCTGCTCGCCGCCTCGAGGTTCGCGCGCACCCGCCCGCCGGCGTCGACGCGCCCGTCGGCTGGGCACCAGACGCCGGCGGCGAGCATGCGGCCCTTCACCTCCTCGCGGTCGTCGATCTCCCGGCCGCAGCAGGCGCAGACGTAGCGCGCGAGCCGCAGCCCGGCGACGCGCTCCGGATCGCGCTCGCCCGGCGGGAACTTGACGGTCTCGAGCGAGAACGCGAGGGCCTGGAACTTGCCGCAGTGCGGGCACGGCACGTGGTAGTGGCGGCGGTCGCCGGCCTCGAACAGCGGGAAAATGTAGCCGTCCGCGCGCAGCGGCGTCGACGAGAGGACGCGCTTGCCGTCGCGCCACCACCGCAGGCGCTCGGTCGCGAGCGAGATCGGGTCGGCCTCGCGCCCGGCGAACGCCGGGTACTTGTCGACCTCGTCCATGAACAGGCGCGCGATCGAGCGCGCGGCGAGGCGGGTCGGCGACTGCGCCCAGCCGAAGTAGAGCACCATGCCGTTGAGCGCGATCTCCTCGCCCCGCCAGTCCTTCTTCCACGGCGTGCGGTGCGCGCGCACGCGCGGCGAGCAGTCGATCGCCGGCTTCAGGCGGCGGTGGCCGAACGAGACGGCCTCGTCCTCGTTCGGCATCACGAACAGCACCGGCGCCGGGTCCTGGTCGATGGTGTAGAGGCAGCAGTTGATCAGCGTCTCAGTCTTCCCCCACTGCGTGCCTCCCATGAGAACCATCGAGCGGCAGCGCCGGTCGCCGTAGGAGTCCATGATGCCGCGCAGGTGCGGCGCCGTGGCCGTCGACCAGCGCCCGGGGACCGGCGAGTCCGCCGGCAGGATGCGGTAGCGGTCGGCCCAGTCGCTCACGGTGAGCTGCTCCGGCGGGCGCGCGATCGCGCGCTCGCTAGGCCACAGGGTCCGGCTCAGCCTCGTCGGCACCACCCACATCGTCGCCGGGCGGTGGTCGCCCCGCCACCTCGAGCGGCCGGCCGTAGGCCTCCCACAGCAGCTCGTCGTGGGCCTGGTCGATGATCTCGATGACCTCGAGCAGGTCGGTCTTGTTGAGCACGCGGGGCCCGAGGCGCCGCGAGCAGTTGCGCAGCGAGCGCTTCCACTCCCGCATGCGGTCGCGCAGCAGCGCGTCGACGCGGGCCCGGTCTACGGAGTCCCCCCGCGCGCGCTTCACCTCGTCCGCGAGCAGCGTCGCCTGCAGGCGCTTGCGCAGCAGCTCGACGTCGCGCAGCTCGCGCACGCGCTGCACCGCCTCCTCGCCGGCGAGGTCGGCCCCGGCCGGGAGGTTGCCGAGCGCCCGGCGCGCGTGCTCGCTGGTCCTGGTCGCGGCGATCGCGCGACGCACCTTGGCGACGTCGATCCGGCCGTCCGCCTCGCGGCCCACGAGGCGGGCGTAGTCGTAGCCGGTGGATCGGTTGACGCCGAGCACCCGGGCCAGCTCGGCCGGGGTGGCGACGAGCTGGCGGCGGTCCCCTCCGGCCTCCGCCCGGACTCCGCGCGGAGGCCGGGTCGCCCTCGGCGCCTTGGCGTCGCGTCGGGATCGCTTCACGCCGGCAAAAAATGCGCCTTCATCGGCGCCGCCGCGAACCCCGGGTC